GAATTCCTCATCGATCTTGCCTTGATTTATGAGAGTGTCGATTTGCTTCTGTGTGGCGAAGTAAAGCGGCTCCCAGTCACCGTTGTTTAACCTGCTTGCTATCTCTTTTATGTTCATTTTCTTGCCTCAAGTGTGTGTTTGTTTCGGCCCTGCTCTGGGCCATCGTCAGTACGCCAGCTCAGGCGTAGACAAACGAAGGCATGTGCGTGATCAAGATGAGCTTGGTCTGCCTTCAGTGTGTATCGCTTTACGCCTCGCCGCCTCGCGGGTCTTAGGGTGCGTCGGACTTTAACCGAAGGAGTTGAGATTGAACTCTAGAGGCGTCACCCTCGATCCTGTCTGCGGGACGTTACTCGCCCCACAAACAAATAGTCCCATAATCGTTTATGAATAGCAACACTTGACGAGTAAATAATTAAATAATCATGTTCACACTATCTAAACGAGTTAGCACGGACATCCTTACAAAATAATTTAGCTATAAAGGAAGCAGCTTTTTAGGGGTCAATTTGGGCGAATATTCCACTGACAAGCTTTTCTGGACAAGTTAATAGCAGTGCAAGGGGGTGACAAGAAACCTCTCACAACGGCTCAGAATTGCTCTAATGCAGTATTTGATAAGTCAAGTTTTATTTATTCATCGCATGGTTCTGTGGATGAATCGCCGGTTGATGCTTAGACTTGCAGCTTTACAGGTAACAGGTCAGGGATAATGGGAGACAAGAAACTAACACCTAAGCAGCTACACTTTGCGAGGTGCGTTGCTAGCGGAATGACTCAGTCCGATTCTTACAGGGAAGCTTTCACGGTTAGACCCTCGACTACTAGCGCATCAGTCCACACACAAGCTTCTAAGCTAATGGGCAACCTTGAGATCGCATCTAGGGTTAAGCACCTGATAAGACTCAGGGAGCAAGCTGTGGTTGCCTCAGCGGTCACAGACAGAGAGCGAGTTCTGAGCAAGCTTCGAGGGTGGATGGATGACGCAGAGCCAGCCGATAGTGTGAAGCTTCGGGCCGCTGAGTTGTTAGGCAAGTCTGCGAACCTTTTCGCTACCGAGGTGAGCGTTGCAGAGGCTAAGGACAGCTCATCACTAGCAGCAGAATTAGAGTCGCTGCTACTTGCTGCTAACGAGGCAACTAAGCCTGTTGCTAACGAGGCAACAGAGGAGCTTGCTAACGATAGCACTCAGTTGCACTAACGATCTTGCACAGTCGCGCTAACATATTTGCAATGGTGCGCTAACAGTTTTAGTGAGGGGCTAACAGGTTTGATGAGGGGACTAACAAGGTTGATGAGGTGCGCGACATAGTCTAACGGTTAGACAGGGGGGCTTCTAACGATCTTGCTAAGTCTCTGGCTTCTTTTCTTTGCACCCCAACCCCCCTAAATACTGGCACGGTACTTACTACTATATACATAGTAATACACACAAATAATCACCTAAAATTGAAATATGCCAGAAAAAACGATAATGCATTTGTTTGCTTCTCCCTTTTTTTTCCAGTAAAAAGGCTAGGAGTCCCTACCCCTCAAAAATTTTTTTAAAATTTTCGATAAAAACAATTTGCTTTTCTTGTCAAGAGCCTTAATATGCTAACATTAAGAAATAGTTGACTTTATAAGTAGCCCCTTACGAAGTAGCTAGTATGTTTTTTTTTAGATAGGCTAGTAATTAAGTAGCCCCTTATAAATCTAAGTAGCAACTTATACATGCAACTATCAAAGAAGATAAATCCAAATCTCCTTAAAAATGTTAAGAACCTTCCTGTTGCAGAACAAGAGAAGGTACTTAATCTATTAAAAGAACTCAAAGAAGCAGAAGATAAAGAAGCGGCTAGGGAAGGTTTCATGCCTTTCATTAACAGAGTTTGGCCTGCTTTTATTGAAGGCCGTCATCATAAAATTATGGCAGATGCTTTTGAAAGAGTTGTTAAGGGTGATTTAAAGCGTTTAATCATTAATATGCCGCCAAGGCACACTAAGTCTGAGTTTGCTTCTTATTTACTTCCTGCTTGGTTTTTAGGACAAGCTCCTGAGAAGAAGATCATACAAACAGCACACACCGCTGAGTTATCAGTTGGTTTCGGCAGAAAGGTTCGTAACTTAGTTGATGGTGATGATTACAAAGAAATATTCCCTGATGTATCGCTCAGGTCTGATTCAAAGGCAGCGGGGCGTTGGAGTACAGGAAAAGGTGGAGAATACTTCGCTATAGGTGTTGGGGGTGCTGTAACAGGTAAGGGTGCTGATCTTTTAATCATTGATGACCCTCACAGTGAACAAGAAGGTCAAAGTGCAGATCCTAGTGTCTTTGATAAGGTTTATGATTGGTACACATCAGGGCCAAGACAAAGACTACAGCCCGGAGGGGCTATTGTTATCGTAATGACCCGATGGCATAAAAGAGATTTGACGGGCAAAATTATTAAAACATCTGTTCAAAGAGAAGGAATGGATGAATGGGAAGTTATAGAATTTCCGGCAATTATGCCTTCAGGAAAGGCGTTGTGGCCTGAATTCTGGTCTATACAAGAGCTAGAGGCTCTTCGCAGCGAACTACCCGCTCCTAAGTGGAGCGCACAGTACCAGCAAGACCCGTCTTCTGAGGAAGGCGCACTCGTTAAAAGAGAATGGTGGCAGAAGTGGGAAAGCGAGACCCCGCCTTTATGTGACTTCATCATTCAGTCTTGGGACACAGCGTTCCTGAAAACACAGAGATCTGACTACTCTGCTTGCACAACATGGGGTGTATTCTACCATCCAGACAGTGATGGCGTTACGCAACCGAACATCATATTACTTGACGCTCATAAAGAGCGATTAGAGTTCCCTGAACTAAAGAAATGCGCTTTAGAGTTTTACAATGAGTTTCAACCTGATGCGTGTATCGTTGAGGCAAAAGCCGCTGGGACTCCTCTTATTTTCGAGTTAAGAGCAATGGGCATTCCTGTAGGGGAGTACACCCCTTCTAGAGGTAACGATAAAATCTCTAGGGTTAATGCTGTTTCAGACTTATTCGCATCAGGCATAGTCTGGTGTCCAGAAACCCGCTTTGCGGAGGAGGTGATCGAAGAATTTGCAGCCTTCCCTGCTGGAGAGCATGACGATCTCGTTGACTCTTCTACACAAGCACTGCTTAGATTTAGGCAGGGAGGGTTTCTTCGTTTGAACTCTGACGAAGAAGATGAGCCGTTTTACCCTAAAAGAGCAGAGTATTATTAATGGCCTTTTTGCAGAGCAACATACCCTATTTTAAATGTTGGGTAAGAAAAGAATACACACACAACAACCAAAAATATCATGGCGAGTTTCTTCATGCGATGGCGGTTGCTGTAACTACCATGCCATCAAGGTGTCTTAGCTTTCAGGTAATATTTACTGGGGCGGAGACTTATGATGATGATGAGCAAGAGAATATACATGGCGGGGCAATGTGGGCAAGAATGCCTATTACTGCACTTGTAGCAGACACCCCCTATGAAGAATGGCCTGAACCCATGCCAACTTGGGCAGTACAGCCTTGGGATTGTATGTCTCACGATCATTCAGTTTACAAGATAGAAAGAGCTTCTCCTGCTCCTTGGATTGCTAAAGTTGATGGAGAGTTTTACCCAGCTAAGTATTATTTTACAGTGGACTACACTAATAGTGAGGTAGCTGATGATCCTGCACAACACAAGCAAAGTCATGTACTTGAGCTTCTAGATGCGGGTGAATACACTGGGAACATAGTTGCTTTGCCTAATAACAGGGTTAGAGTGACTCATCCTGCTTGGTTTGAGACAGGAGAAGGTGCGCCTGATTTTAGGCCGAACCAAAACACATATAACTCCAAAGAAGATGTGGAGTACACTCAAGATACTGCTAGGGTATTTAATAACTTATACAGTGAGGGTTACGATGAAAAAGACTAAAGGCTACATGGCTGGCGGCAAAACCAAAATGAGTACTAAGATGATGGCTAATGGTGGCGTTACTGGCGCACTCAAAAAAGATATGGCTAAGTCTAAAGG